TTCACTATCCCAGAGATCTGTCAAGGTATGATTGACCGATTCAAGGGTCGTCCGTCTTTTGACTTTGACGGTGACAGCATCGACCGCGAGATTGTCCGCGACATGATCTTGGACGCTCGCGAGCGAGTGGAGGCGGCGTAATGACCCAAGTAGAAATGGAACTCTTTGAGCGAATGCTCCAAACCCACGACTGGACGTATCACTACAGTGACGATCATCGTTACTACGTCAAGGGTCGTGATGAAGCCCAACGAATTCGTGTCATGATGGAACGCCTCGAAGCGGCGGGTCAAGGTGACCAAGCGAAAGAACTTTATGAAAAATACCGACCGGAGTTTATATAATGCCAATGAATGATATTTTGCAAATCGAGTCGTCCGCCGCAGTAGGTGGATGTCCTTGGGGTATCGGAACTGAAGTGTCTAACGACATGACGCCGATGCAGATGATGGAGAAAGCGGGTGTCAACTGGGAAGTTGAGAAGGTTCCCACGTATGCCGCTAAAGAGGGTGTCGATCTGATCCCTACAGGTATGGAGGCGCTGGTGCGTTCTTCTGACAACGCAGTTCTCACTCAGGTGGGTGGTAACTGGGAACCCTGTCAGAACCTTGAGGCGTTCACGTTCTTCAATGAGTACTGTGCCGCTGGTGACATGGAGATGAACTCTGCGGGTTCACTCAAGGGTGGTAAGTTCGTCTACGCACTCGCAAAGATCAAAGAGTCGTTTGACGTACTGAAGGGTGATCAAGTTGATTCGTACCTTCTGTTCTCTAACCCACACGAGTACGGTAAGTCGATCGACATCCGATTCACTCCGATCCGTGTGACCTGCATGAATACGTTGTCGCTTGCTCTGAAGGGTTCTGCAAACAACGGTATCAAGGTCAACCACCGACGTGCGTTTGACCCACAGATGGTCAAGCAACACTTGGGTCTCGCACACGAGAAGTTCGACCAGTACAAAGAGATGGCGCAGTTCCTGTCATCCAAGCAGTTCACTGCTGATACACTGATTCAGTACTACAACTCTCTGTTCCCATCGCAGTCACCTGCGGATGAGGTACGTGAGTATCGTGACCTTGCACCTAACGCGAAGAAGGCGTTCGAGTTGTTGGAGACACAACCAGGCGCTGAGTTCGGTCGCGGTTCATGGTGGCAGGCATTCAATTCTGTGACCTACTTGACTGACCACCAGTTGGGTCGATCTGCGGACGGTCGTATGACTTCTGCGTGGTACGGTGCCAACGGTGTCAAGAAGAAGAAGGCTGCGGAACTCGCAGTAGAGATGGCGGTGGCAGCATGAGTTACAACAAACTTGTAGAGACCACTGAGTGGGATGGACGTGCGAGTAACTACATCTACTACACGTCCGAACGAAACACGCACCTTCACGGTTACCAGACCGAAGAGGGTGCGCCCTTTATCCCTTTCGTGACGCGTCTGTTTAGTACGAAGGGACGCACATTCGTCAAAACAAAAGTGGATAAACTACCCGACTAAAGACCTCTCCGTCTATAAATAATTGTAGACGGAGGAGAGTCTAATGCGCACTTTATATACCGCAGGCGTAACTGCCTTGCTGTGCTCCTTGGTTTGGATTGCTAGCACAGCTAAGTTACATGATGAATATATAAAGGTGATCGATCAAAAAGACAGTCGAATCGCTCAACTAGAGAGAAAGACCGGACAAGATCGCAATACAATTATTAGGTATGATATCGGACTAAGACAGTTCCTGTTTGCTTGTCAAACGAAACAGGACATACTCATAGAGAGGAAACGATACGTCTGTTATCAAATTGAGAAGGCATAACATGATTACGAATTATCGTAGAGAAGTCTTCGAGATCTTCGAAGAATTCAAAAAGGCAGACGGTCGCGATGGGCGACTCGATGTTCTTAAAAAGTACTCAGATAACTGGGCGTTCCGCGACATACTGCGCGGGTCGTTCGACGAATCTTTGGTGTTTAATATCCCCGAAGGACGCCCACCTTTCACCCCCAACGAACCCCAGTCGGTTCCTTCATCCCTCAACAAAATGCACAAAGACTTTGGATGGTTCGTCCAAGGTGGTGCAGGCGATCGCCTGCCCGATTTCAAGAGGGAGAACAAGTTCATTGGCCTACTCGAATCCATCCATCCGGAGGACGCAGAGTTGGTCTTGAAGATGGTCGCCAAAAAAGCACCATGTCGCTACATAACCAAGAAACTAGTACAGGAGGCATTTCCAGATTTGATCGTCGAGTGATATTCACTCAAAAATTCGACACATTACACTAACTTTAAGGAGAAACACCATGTCGAGACAAAAGTTGAACCAACGTAATCGAGGAAAGTATACGAGTAATCGAACGAGAACGAATAATTATTCGAACTCAGTCCGTTCCACTTTACAACAATTTCGATAGGAGGTGACTATCTCTTCAGGTGCGAACGTGAGACTCCTGTCGTAGTGACGTGATCAAATCTTGGTGATGGAAATATAATGCCACAGTATGAGTTTAAAAATAAGGAAACCGGAGAGGTCATCGACGTGATCCTCCGGTTATCCGATTACGATCAGTGGAAGGCTGATCATCCGGAATACGAACGATATCACAGTTCGTCGTCCGCCCCCAAATTGGTGTCAGGAACTAGAGACGCGCATTCTCTTGCGGGTCGAGATTGGTCCGACAAACTAAAAGAAATAAAAGCAACGTCCGGTAAGGACAACACCATTAACGTGTAGGGAAGCACATGAGTTTTTCAAATTGGTTTAAGTATGGGAAAGTGAATAAGGTCGACAACGATCCAGACCCCGAAGATATCACGATCGAGAACGCATATAAGACGCGTTGGATCTGGTACCACACTATCCTAGCGCTAGAACTGTTGATGACTAACGTTCTTCTCGCAGGAATACTGACTGCTTTGGTGGTCAAACTATAGGAGAGACTATGCGTTCGCTGTGGGCGAAGATTGTAGATAAGATACTGCCCATCGGTGAATCAGACACAGTAGTCGTTTTTGAAATGAATAGACAGGCAGTATTTGAACAGTTAAAAATTGACGAAGGAGTAGTGTATGAGGTTTACAACGACCATCTCGGCTATCCCACGTTCGGTGTTGGACATCTCATCACAAAGAGTGACCCCGAGTATGGAAGCCCAGTCGGAACGCCGGTTTCCGCAGAAAGGGTTGCACAGGCATTCGAAACAGATCTCGACGTGTCCCTCAGAGAGTGTGGTGTGTTATACGGACACATGTGGTCTTGTTTTCCAGGCGAGGTCAAGGAGATCTTGGTCAACATGATGTTTAACCTTGGTAGACCAAGGCTAAGTAAATTCAAGAAAATGAATGGTCACCTAGAACATGGTGACTACAAGAATGCGGCAGTTGAAGGTCGCGATTCGAGATGGTACCGTCAAGTAGGCAACCGTGCCGAACGACTTATGACAAGGTTAGAGAATGTCTAAAAATGTAATCTTTCAGTATATGATCACGTCTAAGGAAGTCGACAAGCGTGGTGGTATCAAAGGGTGGGACGGTTCTCGTTCCTCTCTCTACGAAGAGGTCGCCAAGATTTCGCGTGAGTCGTTCGAGAAGTATGCAGAACGAATAGACGCATCACACATTTACTCCAACAAACGCGTAGCGACCGAAGGTCACGGATGTTCGACATCCCTACTGCACGAGTGCGCACGTGTCTGGTTGGACCCTATCTTTGACGAATACGATAACCTGTTGTTTGCGGACACAGACATCGTCGTCAACACTGACGAAAATATCTTCGACCTTATGGAGTCCGGTGCGGATGTCTATGGTGTCCTAGAGTCAGATTTCGTCACTGCCTCCGGTGGTGGTTACAACTCATGGGATGGGCCCGGCGATACCTACGACAACTTCTGTCGTAAGTTCTCCCTACACGACTGCCCGATCGTCCCAGTGATGCCACCCAATCGTCCCTCCAAGATAACCATCATGAATACAGGTGTCGTCCTGTGGACAAAGGAAGCGCGTCTACGCGCACGTGAACTGTTCCTACCTTGGGAAGAATGGTGCTACACGGGTGACTTCCATATGTCGATCATGAACGACCAGCCTTACATCTCCGCGCAGTTGATGAAACACGATTTCGATATCGAGACCATCGATCAGACGTGGAACGATTCCCCCCACTACGCAACCGAAGAGGAGTTTTTCCAGAAGGCACGTTTCTGTCACTACACTGGTGGTGAATGGAAAGTGGATATGGTACGTCACTGGAACGATCGCAGGTACAATACCCAGCGTGAAGGTGACCCAGTAAAATTTAGTAGATCATTATTCCCATAGGAGTTTTTTGTGAATAATACCGACATATTTTTAAAATGAGTGTTGACAATCCATCCACTCTCATGTATACTATAGACTTGGAAGTGAGAGAACGGAGACCAGAAATGGAACTACTCTATCGAGTGGAAAACAACGAACTAGGAATTGCGTCTGAGGTACGCAAGACACTGGAGGGATCCAAGAGAACATACGCCCTGTATATGATTGACACCGACGCTGACGCAGTTGTAATGACTCAGTTGGGTGACGACTACGATCGTTTCATCGACAAGGCTGATGAGTTTGCGCATGTGAATACATGGGTAAACTAGATGTACGAAGCGGTAAACCATAAACATGGTCGTCGTGCGGTGGTCGATGCATCACCAACCGACAAATATGAATATCGTCTAGTGATGTATCAGGACGGTCTATCAGTAGCTGTGAAATTCGGTGACAATCGCCACGACTTAGAGTGGTACGCCGACAAATTTATACGAGAGGGCAAGGTGGTATGACCAAAGAAATGAAAATCAAAATCGACGACATCGTCACTCACTATATCTACCAGTGCGATTATGCACCGGACTGGGCAAACATGCAGGTCGCTCTATACGATGAGGGCTTGACACCCAGTGAGGTCTATGTTATTATGCAAAACGTTCGAGAGGAGGGATGTGCCCCGTGAGGGATAAGGTAATACTCGTTGATTGTGATGGTGTCTTGTTAGACTGGATGTATGCATTTCAACAGTGGATGAAACGCCACAACTATATGATCAAAAACCCAGACGTATATGACGTAGGTGTCATGTATGGTTTGGAACGCAACGAGAAGCGACGACTCTGTCGCATGTTTAACGAGAGTGCGACGGTTCGAAAGATCCCACCACTCCGTGACGCAATCAAGTACGTTCGTAAGTTGCACGAAGAACACGGTTACGTGTTTCACGCAATCACCTCTTTGAGTAACGACGAATACGCGCAACACCTGCGCACAAAGAATCTCCAAGAACTCTTTGGCCCAACCGTCTTCGAGAAGTACGTTTATCTCGACACGGGAGCGGACAAAGACGAAGAGTTGGAGTTCTACCGCGACACAGGATGCCTGTGGGTAGAAGACAAGGTAGAGAATGCCATCGCTGGTGCGAAGGTAGGTCTTGAGTCTGTAGTTATGCAACACGGTTACAATCGAGACTGTGACTTCCCGTTGATGCGAAACTGGAAAGATATATACGACTACGTCTTAGGACAGTAAGTTCCCGCTCAAGGTAGCATGTCGGGGGGTCTTCGAGACCCCCCTTTTTTTATATAAATAACTAGGTCATTAACTACGAGATACACCCATGAGATTTATCGGTTACAGTGAATATTATCATGACGCAGGATTCGCGATCATCAACGAAGATGGTGTGGTCGAGTTCGCAACACACGGAGAACGTTACTCCAAAAAGAAAAACGACCCCCACCTACCAGAAGAACTCTGGGATATGGTCAGAGACGACGACCACATATCGTTCTACGAGGATCAAACCCTCAAGTTTGATATGCGTGGCGGTATCGGTGTCACGGGAAATACAGACCACCTAAAGGATCGCCCAGATACTGCGGAGTTAACCTTCAACCGCATGATCATTCCTAACGCGCAACACTTCGATGTCAATCACTTACACCACGAGTCGCATTGTGCGGCCGCGTTCTACACGCGCCCGTGGGACTCCGCAGAGGATACCGTCTTGGTGTCGATCGATGGTGTTGGTGAGTTGCAGACCGCGACCATCATGGACCACAACTTCAACTTGATAAAAGAGTGGCACTATCCGAAATCTGTCGGTCTGGTCTACACAGTCGCGACCACTCTACTAGGTCTGCGGCCGCTCGAAGACGAATACGTCGTCATGGGTCTGTCCGCATATCACGAGACAGACGAAGCATCCAACGAACTGACGCAGTGGTTGATCAACTGGTACGACAACCTAGAGGACATCGCACCAGAGATTGCGGAGGGTATCGCAGTCGGCATCGAAACGTCACCTCGCGAGATCGCACGTAAGAAGTGGAGGACAGAATTTAAAACAAGAATCAGTGCGTTAGAGGACAAGGTAGTCGCACGTGCGGTTCAGGACTTCGCGGA